GTCACAGGTATTAGTAATTACAAAAAATAGTAACTTCAAAGAGTTAGTAGAATATTTCTATTTATCTAATGATTTCAATGTGTTACGAGACAAAACTAAAGTAGATTACAAATACTTTCTAGGTATTGCCTGTGATAAATTTGCAACAGTCAAATATAAAAATATAACTACTAAGTTGGCAAAGGCAGCTTATGAAGGTTGGGTTATTCAAGGTGTAAGTTTTGCAAATCATATAGCTACATGTACTTCCCGTATATTTAATTACGCTATTGAAATGGAACAAGCTATCCTAAATCCATTCTCTAATATAAAACGTAAGTCTACTAAAAGAAGAAAGGTTGTATGGACAGAAAACAATGTAAAAGATTTTTTGGATACAGCTTACTCTGACTTTTCCAGTAGAAATATAGGTCTTATTGTACAGATGGCATACGAATGGTGTCAGAGATTAGGGGATATGAGAACATTAGAGTGGGACAACATACAATGGGATAAAAGTAGACTATATTTAGAACAGAGTAAACGTAGAGCAGATGTATTTTTACCTATTTCAGACAACTTAATGTGTATGTTAAGTGACCAACACAAAGACTTTGGCTTTCAAAGGTATGTAGCACCCAGTATAAAGCCCATAGAGGGTGTGTACGAACCCTATACGTTACAACAGCTATCTAAAAAGGGAAGGGTTGTCATGCGTGAGGCTATGCTTCCTGACACCTTACGTCTAATGGACTTGAGAAGGACAGGTGTGACACAAATGGTGGATGCTGGAGTGCCTCTAGGACAAATTATGTCAGTGACTGGTCATACACATGTGTCTTCTGTGCAACCATACATGAAACATACATACACTAGTGCAAATTCAGCATTGACACAGAGAACAGATAGTTTAGAATCTACGAAGTAGTAACAAAGAAAGTGATTCATTATGAATATAAATAATATTATAAATGATTTATCACTTGTAAATGGTGAATCAAAGAGATTAGATTGTCCATCATGTAATAGAACTAAGACATTTACAGTGACCAATAATATGGGAACAATACTATATAACTGTTATAGTAATAATTGTAGTTTGTCTGGTAAGAAAAATGTAAACTTAAGTAGTGAAGATATACGTAAGTCTATTAGTCCTACAACTACAGAGTATAGTATACCTTTTGTAAAACCAGATTGTCTAGTAAAAGATAACAAAGCAATAGCTGTATTCTGTAAGCAATGGGATATAGACCCTGATGAACTAGGTCTGTTATATGATGTAAAGGAATGTCGTGTAGTATTTCCAGTTACTAAATCTGGTGTGATGATTGATGCTAGTGGCAGAAGTATCACACAAAGAATACCAAAATGGAAACGGTATGGTAAAAGTAGCTTGCCTTATAGCTATGGTAATGGTAGTGTGGCTGTAGTTGTTGAGGACTGTATAAGTGCTGCAATTGTAGGTAGTGATGTATATGTCGGGGTTGCTGTGTTGGGTACATCTCTATCAGAAGAACACAAGAGGTTCTTATCACAGTTCTCAACAGCCATTGTAGCACTAGACCCCGATGCACTACCCAAGACAATACAATTTACTAAAGAACTAAGGGGCTACGTTGACACTGTAGTTGCCTTCAAACTAACTAATGATTTAAAGTATAGACACCCTAACGACATTGAAAAACTAACAACACTAGGAGTAAAGTATGGAACTAACATTAATACGTAGTCTAATGGATAGAGACTTCTATGATGATCACAAGGGTGCAAAGTGTCCTGACAGATTGTTTAGCAAGGATGTCCGTAAGATTAAAAAATCTATAGACTTAGCCATGCAGAGATACGAGCGTACTGTTACACCTGCTGAGATTGAAGCTCTGTTTATGTCTAACAATGCTCAACTTACAACAGCACAAAAGCAGGCTTATACATCTCTGTTTAATCAGATCAAGAGAGAATCTTTAATGGGCAATGATATAGCACAGGAAGTTCTGTCTAAGTTATTCCAACAGGTAGTTGGAGAAGACGTAGCTAATCTAGGATTTGAAATGGTCAATGGTACTATGTCTAACCTAGAGCCTATACGAAATATACTAGAACAGTATGGTGATGACTTTACTCCTGACTTAAACATTGAATGGGATGATATGGATGTGGAGACATTGCTTGCTAAGAATGATCTTGAAGCAAGGTGGACATTTAATATACCTACACTTACACGTAAGATAGAGGGTGTTAACGAAGGACACCTGATTGAAGTAGGTGCTAGACCTAACACAGGTAAGACATCCTTCCATGCTAGTTTAGTTGCAGGTCCAAATGGTTTTGCACAGCAGGGTGCTAAGTGTATCATACTGTGTAACGAAGAAGGTCCACATCGTGTAGGTGCTAGATACTTAACAGCAGCTACAGGCATGACCATGCATGAAGTAAAGGCTAACCCAAGTAAAGCAAGGGATATATACTCACCCATAAGTGCTAATATAAAGGTTAAAGATTCTACAGGCAGAGACATGTCTTGGGTAGAGAGTATGTGTAAATCATACAAACCAGACATTGTCATACTAGATATGGGAGATAAATTTTCTAAGGCAGGTGGATTTGCCAGACCTGACGAAGCACTCAAGGCTAATGCTATTCATGCACGACAGATAGCCAAGCAACATGGTTGTGCTATATTTTATATGTCACAGCTATCTGCTGATGCAGAGAACAAGGTTGTCCTTAACCAAGCTATGATGGAAGGATCTCGTACAGGTAAAGCTGCTGAAGCTGACCTAATGATTCTCATAGCTAAGAACCCACCTGTTGAAGGACAGGAAGAAGAAGATAGACAACGACATTTGAATGTAGTTAAGAATAAGCTGTCAGGGTGGCATGGTATAGTACACTGTGAATTGAACTACAAAACAGCAAGGTATGAAGTATGACACAACAGGATTTTTTTAACACAATAAAAGATACACAGGAGTACGTAGAAGATGAGGGAATACTATGTATAAAGTGTGAAGTATTCCAACCCTTATACAATTTTCAATCGCCCAGACCTACTATTCATAAAGCTGTAGGTGAAATAAAACGAACATGTAAATCCTGCTTGAGGGGTAACAGAAAAGTTATTGATAAATTAAAGTCGGAAAACCCCTATCCTGACAAGGATTATAATTGCCCAATCTGTAGCAGAGATGTAGAAGAACTAAGTAAAAATGGAAAAACCCGGATGAGTACATGGGTTTTAGATCACTGCCATGACACAGATACGTTTCGTGGTTGGGTGTGTTCTCATTGCAACAGGGGCTTAGGTGGATTTCAAGATGACTTGACAGCAATTAAAAAAGCTGTTAAATATATGAAGACGCATAAGGAGAGTTTAAATGCAAAATGTAACAGTACTTGACGTAGAAAATACTACGCTCAAACGAAATAATAAACTTATGCTTGATCCATTTGAAGCTGAAAATTCATTGACAATGGTAGGTATGTTAAATCACTCTGGAGAAAAGATAGTTACGTTTGATCACAGTGAGCAACAACCAACCACTGAAGGTGGAAGTATTGTCCAGAACATTCTTGATGATACCCACCTCTTGGTTATGCAGAATGCTATACATGACTTAACATGGCTATGGGAGTCTGGCTTTACCTATACTGGGGATATCTTTGACACCATGCTAGGTGCTTACATAATACAACGAGGACAAAAAGAACCATTGAGCCTTGAGTATTTAGCTGAGAGATATAAGTGTGATACACAGAAGATGGGTACACTTAAAGACTACTTCAACAAAGGTTATACTACTAGAGAGATACCACATGATGAGTTGTCTAAGTACTTGTCTGCTGACTTACATGCTACTATGGAGTTGTATAATAAGATAGACTCTAAGTTAACCAACGAAGATAAAGGCTTAGTAGATACAGTAAAACTTACTAACCAGATCTGTATACATCTTGCACGTATATACCAGAGAGGTTTCAATGTTAACATAGAAGCTCTTGAAGAGGTACGTAAAGAGTTTGAGGCAGAGAAACAAGAGTTGTTAGCTAAGTTACAGGTTCAGGTGCATGATCTAATGGGTGACAGACCTATTAATCTCAATAGCCCAGAGCAGTTATCATGGATTATATA